TGGTCGCTGACTGGAGATAGCCAGGCAGGTTGCCGGGGATGAACAGAGTTTTGGGCCGCATGTACTGGTATTCCTCAGTGCCTTCCCAGTGGGCGTGTTTGTAATCCACCACCAGGCAAAGCTCTTCCACCGTAAATGCATCTTTCAGCCGGGATTTGATGTGACCCATCGACGACTGCGCCTCTGTGTGCTTAGCGCCAGTAACTTTGTTCAGGTGGCGTAAGACTTCCCGAGAACGATTAACCAGGGACCACTCATCGTCTGGTTGCGCAGCAACCTGACAAGAAGGGGTTGTTGTAATCTCTGTAGTATTCTCTGTTGTATTCTCTGTAAGAGCGGCCCAAGTTGACCCCATGGATTGGCCCAAGTTGACCCTATCCATAGGGACAGGTTGACCTTCTCGATGAGGACAATTTGTCTTCTTCGATGGGGTCAATTTGTCCCCATCGGTCAACAGTGGGTTTGCATGGTTAATCGCATAAAAATTTGTACGGTCATGCTGTGTTTTCTTCAGCTGCTCGACATAGATGAGTCCATGCGCCTTTAGCGAAGTAAGCGCCCTTTTCACGGTCTTCTCAGACCAGAATGGAAACTGCTCAGTCCACTCTTCAATGGTGTTGTAAATCCAACGTTTGCCATCGTGCTCAACACCTGAAGTGGTGTCCTCTAGCCAATAGCAAATCTGTTGCAGCACAATGGCCTCATTCAGCCCAATACGCTGCGCAAGGGCCGGGCTAATGACCAGAGGCTTAACTTTCAGCAATAAACTCATGACGCCACCTTCCTGAACTTCTGACTGAACAGAACGCGGGGCTGCATGCATGGATGCGGATAGTTGGGGCGCATGTAAATCACGCGATGATTAACCACGTCTACACCAACCGTCTCCACAACCACGCCGCGCGGGTCTTTGTAGCGTTCTACCCAGGGTTTAATGATCTCGTTTTCCATCAATTCACACCTGACTGCGCCGGACGGCGGTAAAAGGTCTTCCACGCGGACTCAACTACCAGACGAGTAGTTGTCTGGTAGTTGTTAGGGCCACCAGCGGTCGGTATGATTTGCTCATAGACAGGGACGCCAGCGATAACACGGCAACGGAATTGCCGAACTGCTTTGGTTTGGCTTACAATACACATGCGATTGATTCTCCACACACGTTGATTTAGTCGCGACCGACGCTCAGGGCTGCAATCCCTGGGCGTCACTTTTTTGGGGCTTAAAAAACTTTTCATTTCAAATGTCCTGCGCTTCGATCTGCACGCCTGACGCATCAATCTTCCTGCCGTTCGCCACGAACATATCTACAGAATGCTCAGCAACACCGACGCCATACAGCGCCATGAAACCCAGAAAGCCATGAATCTGGTGGCGCATTTTGGTGTGGAACAATGCGGACAGGGTTTTGCGCTCTTTGCTGTCGATCACACCGTCAGACGCTGCAGCAATTTTGGCGATTGCTAACTCACCAGCTGCTGCACTCGCTTTCATTTCGATGTCATACAGATCGACCTTATCCACCTCTTTCACTGCGGATACATCCACCAGCAGCTTCCCGTGACGTGTCGCGAAAAAGTCTGCCAGGCATGCAGTGCCGGATAAATCTTCCATCTTCATGAGTTCATCCAGGGTGAAGAAACGACTGCCACACTTGCGGTACATGTGGTTGTGAAACTGATCGATGGTCATGCCTAAGTCATCGGCCATACCTAAACGACCTGCTCTGTGTGCTTTGCACATCAGTCGGATTGCTGTGTTGATTGTGTCTACCATTTTATTTTCCCTAAGGTAGTTATGGTTGTTGTTAAACTTGCTTAAGATCTGCCATGCCATCGGACGGGCTTGGGTAGATGTCTGGCCTCAATTCATGAGGTGTAACCCCAGTAACCTGAAAGATGCTGATTACTCGCTCTGCTGGGACCATTCCTGCAGAGCGACTTTGCCAGTAACTTACGGTCATTGGAGAAACGCCAAGCTTTAAAGCCAATGCGCGGGCTGAGCCTGCAGCTTCAATAGCTTTGGTTAATGCTTCCATCGGTCATCTCCGGTTTATATTCGACACAGACATTAAACAATAAGTTTATATGGCAGTCAACTTTTGGTTTATAGATTCGTATAAACATAACGTTTACAATCTGGGCTGGTAAATGAACGGTGCGATGATGTTTATGAGCAAGGCAAATAGACTGGATGAAATTCTCCAGGTGACAGGTTTTAGCAAGGCGCATCTCGCAAGGATTGCAGAGGTATCACCTCAAGCTGTGAATAATTGGTTCAAGCGTGGGGAGATGGGGAAGGATTCTGCGATTAAAATTTCTGCCGCCACGCAGCTCCCACTTTCATGGCTTCTTGGCGAGGATGAGGATTTGATCTCTGTGGTTACGCCACCAAATTCTATGCCTGATCATGGAAGCGCTATGTCTCCTCAACCTTCTGAGGCAGACGTGATTGGAGAGATGCGGGATGGGTTAATTCCTGTGATAGGAGATGCCGTTTTGGGAATGGACGGTCTGATAGATATGATGGAGTTTCATGCAGGTTGGCTACGCATATATAGCGATGATAAATCAGCCTATGGCGTCAGAGTTCGTGGGGATAGCATGTGGCCACGCATTCAGTCGGGTGAGTTCGTGGTTATTGAACCCGGAACAAAGGTAGCTCCAGGCGATGAAGTTTTCATAAGAACTAAAGATGGTCACAACATGATAAAAATCCTCAACTACAACAGAACGGGTGACTATCAGTTCACAAGTATCAACAACGATCACAAGCCCTTCACGCTAACTCCTGATCAGGTTGATAAAATTCATTTTGTGTCGGGTATTATCAAAGCTACGCGCTTCATATCTGCTGATGATGTAGCGAAAGAGTAAAGGCATTCACAATAAATTAAGCCGGCGAAAGCCGGTTTTTTTGTGCCTTAAATCCACATAAATCAAACAAAGTCGGTTATAAACGAAATATTTATCAACCTTAGGTTGACGTAATTATAAACATATAGTTTAATCATCACATCAACAGCGAACAGGCAGGACGCCCACGAAGTAGCCGCCCGAGGCGTAAGAAGTTCGGGATGATTCGCTAAAGCAGTTGCAGTCGTGTGAGGGCAGTACTGTGAAGATGATTAAAAACATGTCGAACACAACGGTCAGGGACCTGATTACCTTTTTGAGGCTCTTCCCAGATGCTGATGTTGTCTGTTGTGGTGATGCCGGTGTGGTGAGTGTGCAGTGTGATGTTGAAAACGTGGTTCGCGGACCGGCGTTTTAAGAGTACGGAATTGCTGTGTTGGCGGTTACTCATGAAGTTTTGTTTAACCGCCCTTTTTCACAACGATAAGGGCATTTGCAAAGCGGGTGTTTTCGAACGCTTTAGAGACGTGGAGTAAGTGTCCTTTTCGTTGTGATGTGTACCAGCGTACTGCAGCGCCGGCCGACGCAAAGACCCGGAAATCGGCTGAGCCACGGTTAATGGTGGCCAAAACAAAAACTGAGCGGCGGGAAGTAAGCGGATTAGCGACCCGGTGTCACAACCAAATTTGTCTTAGCTGCCTGGCTGGCATCCTACTGCCATTAACGCAGCTTTCCATGCATGAGAGGCTAACTGCATGGCGCGGACTCGACGTGTAGTACAGGTGTAACCCGCAACACTAAGTTCGAGTGACGTCCGTCTGGTAAGTGGCTCAGGCCTGCAACTGGATGAAGCGTTAAGGGTGACAGCCGGAGAGACGGCACACAACGGAAAGAGCGTGGGCGTGAAAAACTGAATTCTCCGACTGCTGAAGTAACCAATCCCGATGGTGGCAGGCAAAGTATGGTGGAGGCGGACCGCTCTTTTTCCGTTGTGGTGAATGCGGCCAGCGCGCGCGGAAGACTGACAAAGATTGCACACAGTCTAAGAGTTTCCGCTCTGGTGTTTGTCAGTCTGACCAGAGCACCGGGAGGCACCCGGCACCGCAGCAACCTTTCAAGTGTGTGGAGTAATCGGGCTGTGGGTTATTGCAGTAACCCACCAGCCAACTTAAACGAATCCCAAAAGTTTTTTATTGCCATCACTGGCAAGGGATTCATGCAACCAAAAATCGTGTGTGGAGAATTTCATGGAAAAGCCGAACGACCATATAACCGTAGGCATTATCACCCTGCCCTATAGCCATATCCTGAACGGCTGGATATTGCCTGACGGCTCTGTAGTCACCAATCCAATTAAGGCGCAGAACGAAGCTGAGCGCCTTAACAGCACCATCACCATCCACTGAGGGCGATGACATGCATCATTTCAAATCGAATAAAGAAGTCGTCGCTGCCGGCCACCAGTTCGCTAAGAACATCGGGATGGATACTCCTCTGATTGAAATGGCAAAGATGGTGACTGAGCTGTCGTCACGTCTCGACGTTGCCACCGTTCGCGCCAATCTAATGGCTTCAGAAGTGCTGCGTATCAACAGCGTGCTTCCTGACACTATTACAGCCCTGCAGGCTGCAGGCGCAGACCTGACACTGATTGATGACCTGAATGCAGCACTTGCTACGCCAGCCTGCGATCAGTGGATTCGAACACTGCGCGGTGAAGCACTCGGTGAAGCGCGCCGGGCTGTGTCAACTATGGGTAATGAACAGCTGCCCGGCATTTCACAAGCGATCAACATCATTTCCCAAATGGAAATGGATTTACTTCGCTCACGTACGGTAACGCTGAAGGTGGTGTCGTGAGAAAGGTCGCCCAATTTCGCCGCAGCAATGGCCCAAATTCCGGTTTCACTGAAAAGCTGGCCTGGCAGTTATCAAAAGGCCCAGCAACGGGTCGGGAGCTGGCGCATAAACTCGGTATGACCCTCAGTGAGTTCAACCGTTTGGTTCTTCACATCATGCGCCGCGGTGGTGAAACCCTTCAGGTTGAGGCATCCAATCAGGTCTGTCTCGGTGGCGGATCAATTGACCGCACTTACACCCTGGTCAGAAATCCGCGCCGTGTTGCTCCCCCGCCATGTAAGCCAATGGTTATCAACTACAGCAACGACCGTTCTGAAGAGGCTATTAAGTGCCACCGTGAAGCAGCTGCACGCCGTGCTCGTCTGATTGCCAGCGGGCTGTATCTGGAATGCATGGGTTAAGGAGAAGATTCAATGAGCATTAAGCCCTTAGAAGTTAAACGCGACCAATATGGCTATTGGTCTCATCCAGATTATCTGGCGTTCTGTGATGGTCGTGAATTTATCCCTACCGCTGAGTTTAATCAGTGGATGTCCGAGCATGATTTGCAGTGGAAGGTTGAGTACCGTGATGAAGACATGATCGACCCCAATCTAGATGGTTGCGATATCTCTGCCTGGCAACCTGAAAGCCCTGAAGGTGAAGGCTGGTTTGTTGGCTCCATCCATGACACTGAAGACGGTGCTGTTTGCATCTGGCTTCGTGCTAAGGCAGGAGCATGAATGAGCTGGCTCTTTTCGCAGGCGCTGGCGGAGGGATACTCGGAGGGTACCTCCTTGGCTGGCATACAGTTTGCGGCGTTGAGCGTGATGCCTACGCCGCACAGGTTCTGGCGCAACGACAAAACGATAGAGCACTCCGACCTTTCCCGATTTGGTCTGACGTGTGCAGCTTTGACGGAACAGCATGGCAAGGAATTGTTGATGTCGTTTCTGGCGGGTTTCCATGTCAGGACATTTCAGGAGCCGGCAAAGGAGCAGGAATTGAAGGTGAGCGCTCAGGGCTCTGGCGAGAGATGGCAAGAATCATCCGTGAGGTTCGACCTAAATTCGTGTTCCTGGAAAACTCACCTCTGCTTGTGGGAAGAGGACTTGCAGTGGTACTCGGTGACCTTGCCAAAATGGGGTTTGATGCAGAATGGTGTTGTTTATCAGCATCAGACCTCGGAGCGTCCCATCAGCGTGACCGTATCTGGCTTGTCGCCTACCCCTCGGGCCAGCATGGGGTCTCACGGGGTGGCATGGTGCAGGGCAAGAACTGGCGATCACAGGCACAACCTGGAAGACTGGTTAGCCCACCAGCACATTCAAAATGGAGGGGAGGAAACACCTGGCCTGAATGTGAACCCAAATTATGCAGAGTGGCTGATGAAGTGGCCTGCGGGGTGGACAGACTTAAAGCCCTTGGAAATGGACAAGTTCCACGAGTGGCAGCAAGAGCATTCAGCATTCTCGGTGAGAAAGGAGTGAGCGATGCCTAAATCCCCCGCCGAGCGCAAAGCCGAACAGCGTGCCAGACAGGCCGCTGCCGGTGGTAAAAAGCTGGAGCTGGCGCTGGATTGTCAGGAACTGGAGTTGCTGGCGCAGAACTGCGCCGCACGCCGCCCCGGTCGTGAACCATATGAGCTGAACGAGTACATAGCGTTGCTCATTCGCAAAGATGCCGCTGAACTGACGCAGCAACTTAAGATGCTGGCCCACCAGCATTGCGGGAAGTGCAAAGAGCAACTGCCGGTGCAGTCATGCCCTTGCCAGGGTGAAGCAGCGTGCTGGGCCACAAATGGCTGGCACACTTGCAAACTAATGATATAAATTGGCATTTCATATATAGCGTTGACAACTGGAGAAAGTATGCTGCCTGATTTGATTGAACATCGTCTTGGAAAAGAGATTTTCACTAATATATCAATATTAAATATCCGATATGAAGAGCAAATTAAAATATCGCCTCATGCCAGCGAATATTTCAGTTGGGATGTTTATTTGGATAATGAGAACCCAAGCAACTCAATAGCATTAACCAACGATGGTTATCAAGCTTTTGAGCTTCATTGTGTTCCATCTTCTAAAAAGGAAGCCGAAGAGATCATCGATAATGCGATAGTTGAAGACTATCATGCAGACGAATCCGAAGACTAATCAAACATGGCCGCAAAAGCGGCCACTAAAAGGAGTCTATTGATGAAAATCGATCAGAAGTATCTCAGGGATATACTGATTGCGTTTGAAGATACCGAGGGACCCGACACGCACCTCAAAGAATTAGAGGCTCAAGGGTTTAACTCTAATAGCTCCGAATTTATTTTTCACATGAGGTTACTCAACGACAATGGGCTAATCGTTCGCACTGATGGAAAGCTCGGGTTTGGGCACGAAATATCAAGGACTGTTGGCAACAGAGTAAGTTATTACTGGATTGAAACGCCCCTAAGGCTTACATCTCGCGGCCATGATTTCATCGCAAATTTAAGACAGCAAGAAGTTTGGAATAGCGTTAGGGATAATTTCAAAGAAGCAGGTTTATCAACATTAATAGATGTATCAAAGGAGTTAGCTAAGGCATTTGCTTTAAAACAGGTTAAGCGTTTAACCGGCTTCGGTCCTGAATGAAACAAATAAATTATTAATCCTGATGCAGCAGGAATGTGTGGAGAAGAATATGCACCACGACTTTATGAGTGAAAAAGAAGTTATGGATCAGATTGGTAAAGCGAGAACGGCACTCTGGCGGCTGCGTAAGCAGCATGGCTTTCCTGCGCCAGTGCTAACGCACCCGGCGCGGTATAGCCGCAGAGCGGTGGAGAAATGGATTTGTGATGGGGGGATTAACCGAGCTGTATAACGTGCCAAAATATTTTATCTGCGTACAGCTCATATGCCTTTCTTTGATCTTCCAGCCAGTCATGTTTGTTGTACACAGCCATGACACCGCCAAGTTCATGCCCCAGCATTTTCTCAGTGACATGGGGCATGATCCCTTCGCTTGATAAATTAGTCACCAAAGAACGGCGGAAGTCGTGGGTGCGCCATTCCGGGATATCAATACTCTCTCTCAGTTTCCGCATGTACAGATTAGATGAGGAGCGGTCGATAGCTTTATCCAGCTCCTGTCCTGGAAACAGAATCTTATTCCCGCTACTAAGAAGGCGCTCAACCATAGGCTTCATTTGCTCAAAGATCGGACGCCGGATGATGTTCCCCATCTTTGAATGTTCAGATGGTGTGGTCCATATCCAATCGGTGGTATTAAACTCTGCAGCATTTGCCAGGCGAAGTTCTGACAATCGAGCCCCCCACAGCAACAGCATCTGATGCAGTAGCCTGTTTGATGTAACGACCTTGCTGTTCTCAAGCGCCAGCCATACTTTTGCAAGTTCGCTGTAGGTCAGCACGCGATCACCAACGTCCGGCTTCTTGCCAATATTTTTGACACTCAGTTTAGTGATTTCACATGAAGGTATCATCTGCCGGCTGATGCACCAGTGAATGACTGATCGGAGTTGAAGCAGCAGAACGCGGGCTTTCTTCTTATTCAGCTTTTCCTGTTTATCAAAGAACTGAACCCAGGCTGATACAGGGATGTTGGCAACAGGCACATCTTCAAATTCGTTGTACATGGTGTTGTACACAACCGATTTGTACAGCACTTGGGTATTGTGCTTGAGGTCTTTAACATATTTTTCCCACCAGTTATCGAGGCACTCTCTCAGAGTCAGCTCACCAGTGCTTCCGGCAAAATAGGTTTTTGGGTTAACCCCCTTCGTGTACAATCCACGCATCTCGCCTACGGCAATGCGGGCATCTTTCAGCGATGTTGAAGGGTAGCGACCGACAGTGAGACGCACAGGCTTTCCATTCCAGCGGTAGCGGTGCTGAAATGTAATGGTGCCAGATGGAGTGATACGAACGCTCAGGCCGTCACCATCGGTGATTTCCGCTGGTCCGTTGTAAGCTTTGCCATTGATGCTTCTTAATTTGGTGTCACTCAGCGCCACAATGATTTCCTGTACACAATCCCTAAAGGCATTCTGTACTCAATGTGTACTCATTGGCAAGTGAACGAAGCGATGTTCAAGGTGAAGTCAGGGGAACCACGCGAAACAAATTAGAATGCAAAGCTTGAAAAAAACTGAGGTTTTACGATAGGATGCGAACCGTCGGAACAACTTCAAAACTTCCGCGAACAACGTCCTCTTAGTTAAATGGATATAACGAGCCCCTCCTAAGGGCTAGTTGCAGGTTCGATTCCTGCAGGGGACACCAGGCCTGCCCTGTACTTAAACCCGCCCTATCAATTAAAACTCTTAATAATCAATAACAAGCCATTACTGACGGCTATCCCCCTTTGCCCTTTTTCTTCTCAGAATCAATAATCATTTGCCGGCCCTGGCTATGTTCTTTAGGCAAATCCATCAACACCAGTGAATGAGTTGTGATTATGACCTGCCAGGTCTGGGTTATCAGCTGGATACCTGTGCTTTAAATATCTTTTTTATTTTAATGAATCCTGTTTTATTTCTGCATAACGGGCAATCAGTTGCTTCAGATGCATCTCCAGCTGAGCTCTGACAGCCGCAGGCAAAGGTTCGCCTGCTGGATTTTGTGATAATACCCTTAGCTGCTCTTCAGCCGGTATGGATTGATTAAAGGACTGCATAGCGGAAAAAACGACTGACTTCAGCTCACTGACCGTCAGGTATTTTCCTTTCTGCACATCCAGTTCGTTCAGCCTGTCACTCAGTTTTTGTAGTGTCGCCATTCCCTGAGACCAGCCATTCAGCTGTTCTGTTGGCAATGCGGCAGCATTAAGTTGTTGCTGCCACTGCTGGATTAGTGGCTTAGCCTGCTCCGGCCAAAGTACCCGGACCTGTTCCAGCAACTGTCGACTGTATTCAATATTCCAGTCAGGAGGCAATTTACCCAGCCGGGCAAGCTGCTGCTGTGTTTGTGTTATTAAAACCTGTGGTAACGGAGCTTGCTGACGCCACATATCCAGTTGTTCAGGCGTGAGAGATGCAGGCAATGGAGCCAGTGAGGCTGCAAGCTGAGTCTGCAACGGGACTGGCCGATTAAGAAACTGCCAGCTCCATAGTGTGACTGTGCTTACCACCAGCATGGTACACATCCCGGCAGCGAAGAATTTCCATTTTTTTACCTGATTGGGCATTGCCGCCATTGCTTCTGCATTCGCCTGGTGTTCCGGCAGCGCCGCATAAACCCACTTCACTACGCTTGCTGACGTATCTTCAGGCGGACTACCAGCAAGGTCCCTCGTGGATGCTGCGGCACTATTCATCGCGGTGGCAGGCAACCTGATACCTGGCTGAATGTCCGGCCTGGTGCTGGTTATGCCATCGCTGTGTTCCAGCCTGGCAGCACTGTTGTGCATCAAGGTACGTAACGTATCGAGCTGGCTCAGATGCTTAAGCTCCAGGCCCTGCAGCACCTCACCCAGAGCGGTAAGCTGTTGCTCCGCCCGATACAGCTGGCTGAGGTCGCTGTGATTTAGCGGGAGCGAGCGAATCAGTTGCTGTAAACGCTGACTCAGACTGCTGAGGATTTTCATGCGGGCATGGACAGGCTGCGGCCAGAGTGCGCCCCACTGATGGCTTATCAGTGCCTCGAGTATCGCCAGACCTTCATTGAGCCCCAATAAACCAGCCAGTTGCGTTCGGGCCAGCGTGTACCAGGACAGCGTCTGTAGCTCCACACCATTCTGCTCAAACAGTGAGAGACAGCGTTTTTCCGCATAACGCCAGTTCACATCCGGGCGAGCCGGATGTGTCAGCTTACTCAGTTCATCACGCAGGGCGGCATAATCCGGTAGCGTGCGCGGGTCACCACCGGTTTTGATTTTATGTGGGGGGATGTGATTCATGACCAGTTGTCCATTTTGACGCGTACGGAAAAATTGAGGATTAACGCTTATGCGGGCATATTCAGAGGAACGGGTACTGCAATACCAGCAGTTATGGCAGAAGCGCCAGAATCAGACTAAAAAAGGTG